ATTAATTTTCACTAAAAAGTGTGGTTGTGTTGCACTATATTTTATCTATTTCCTCAAAAATTATCTGTTTTGGTAACATTTTGGAGCAAAAATAAATACTAGGATTTGGTGGACTTTTTTTAGTGGAATTAATTTGATCATTATAATCCATAAAATACTCTATTCTTTTATTCATAATCATAATTTCAAATTCATTATTTTTAAACAAATCAAATCTATATCGACCATCAAATATTCCTGCTACATTCATTAACATGGCAAATGGTTTTTTTAATTCAAATAACCTAGTTAATACATCATTTTTGATTGTATATGGGGGATTAGATATTATATAATCACATTCAATATTAGTTTCAAAAAAATCATTACCTGTGTTTATATGTGTGTATATAACATAATGACCTGCGTCACTTAATTCACAAACATAATTACTTTGTTCAGTATCAAATGGACACCAAATAGTAGAGTTTGGTTTAATGTATTTTAAAATAGGTTTTATTGCATAATTATGTGTATAATACTCATCATTTTTACTTGTTGCTTTTCTAGTTCCAATGATACCTTTGTGATATTTAGCCATAGTATTCCTCGTATGTATCAGGTTGCCAAGATGGTGTATATTCATCATCTAAGAATCCTGCACAGCCATCACAATGCTTCATGTTACAGGCTATTGCTACTTCACCATAGGAATTATAGACATAATCATCTTCCTCTAAGTGATCTGACCAAGCGTGACCACATCTACCACATGGGGGATCATCAGGCTCTAGCATACTATCTGTAATTCCTGGTGGTAGGCTACTCATTTTAAAAAAGACCACCTTCATAGCCATGTACTTTTCTGTGTTGTTTTGGGGTTAATTTATTATCTGCAACCATCATGTTGCCAATCACAGTTCTTAACCCTGCTTTTCCCCATTTTGAATCTAGGATTTCACAGATTTCATCTTGGGTAAGAATTTCCCAAGTAATTCCGTTTTGTAATGTTCTAGGTGTCAACATTTACCTCTAAACATAGTTAGTTCCATTAATAGGTAGGCTTCATTACCACATTTTTCTGCTAATTCTGCAAAATGTTTTCTATTTTTTTCTGATCTTCTACCATCTAGTGATAGGTTTTGGAAAGCTTCTTTATCGTCACAAAAACCGATACTTCTACCCAATAATTCATCTTTTGTAAGTTCTGTTATCATACCTTTATTAGCAAACTTGGTATATTTATAGTTATGTTATCAATTAAAATTAAGTAAATATCAAACCTCAATGACAGGAAACAAAGCCTGTGGCACTCTCACGAAATGCGTCTTGGTTTGATAGCCTAAGAGAGGTATCTTTTTCAGGTACCGCGAATCCACAACTCAAGATATCCCCTGACGGCTATGATGTTATTATTTATAATGGTTTATTTAAACTATTATTAAACTTCTGAATAAATTGCACAATGCTCAACGGTTGTTCCTGAGCCACCTGTTGCTCTTAAATTGAATAAATCACTTGGTTTTAAAACAAGGTGATATTCATCTGCAACTTCTAATTTTTTGCCTGTGCTAAAATCAGCCCAATTTGAACCACCATCAAAGGTTATTTCAACATTGGAATTGTTATCCATACTTATATTGAAATGACAGTGTTTAGGCTTTAGATGAACTTGAAGATTATTTCCAAACCATGCTTCATTTTGTGCTTTTACACCTGTTGTTTCACCGACTAGCTCGTAATTGGTCATATTATATTTTGTAATATCTCAAATGCTGTAAAAGTAATACCCATACCTGCAATAATGATATAGAATTTCCTGTCCTTGTTTGATTGCTTGTTTTCTATTTCTTTAAAGTGTGTATTCAATTCATATTCCACCTTCATTAGACGTTCGCACAAGCTTTCTATTTTTTCTTCAAAGCCATCTAGTTTGTCCAAGATCCTTTTAGTCAAATCGTCAAACTCGGTCATTGACATTCACATCTTCGTTTGGTGCATAGTGCGTGTTGCCCTTCCTTGCACATCTTACACATTACTTTTGGCTTGGCTCTTACCTGTGATATTTGCTTCATGTTTTCTTGGATAAATTTCTCTTGTTTTATGTCCTGTGCGTTCTTTGCTACTGTTGCTTGTACGTCTTGATTAGCTTTAATCTCATCATCATCAGGCAATTCCATTCCTGTATTAACCCTTAGCCATTCTCTTGATTCACCTTTGGTCATAATTCCCTGTGTAGTCAAATCCTTGATCTGTGCCACTTCCAACTCGATAATGTTCTGTGAAGTAAATGATACATCACATTCTTCTTTTTCAGGATCATATCCGTTTTGCATTAGTATGTTGTCAAATAACTCTACCTTTAGCTTGTTAGCCAAATATCTCTGATAACCTCTAACTCTTTTCATTACAATGTTATCTGTTGTTTCTGATGAGGCTCTGCTAGTGAAGTCACCTGTCATAATGTCGTGTGGGAATTGCGTACCAAGCTCAAATGTTTTCTCTAGGTGGTTGATGTAATCTGTGTACTTGCTGTTTCCCTGTGTTTCAAAGAACTCTATTTCAGGCTTTATCTTTTGGACACGTTTGTCACCTGGCTTGTATCGTTGCCATCTTACTGCCTCTTTTTCTAGGTATGTGTCACTAGCACCTGGATATGTAATTGTTGTAATTGGGTATGCATTGTTTAGTATGATTGCACTCATGGCATCTTCAACACCCCACATGATCTCAATCAATGGTGCTGTTGTTCTGTTTCCTATTGTTCTTGGTATGGCAAGTGAATAGAATAGTGACTTGCCCCAAGGTTGTTTAGAATAGTTTGTTAAGTTAAATTCAATAAATTTGCCTAGTTTTCCCTCACCTAGCTTTGCTGTTTGACCGTTGTTTGTTCTGTGTTCATAGTATTCTAGTTCACCGTATTCGTTACGTTTCTTTGCTATGATGGTTTGCATATCTACTTCCTCTACGTCTTGTATGTCATTCTCATCTAGTTTCTCAAGTATTGAGTTTCCTGTGATAAGACAGGTAGTGACCATGTTTTCAAATTTGTCATAAAAGTTGGTATCTCTTATCCATTCGTTTAACACTTGTGTTGCCTTATCTGACTTGCAGGTAACATTCATTTCTGTACCTGTAATTAATTCTGAATATGATGATACTGCTATTTGTAATTGTGGTGTCCTGTCGTGATATTTGATTAACTGTTCAAAGGTTACTTGGAATGGCTGTTCCCTTGAATAGTCGGATCTTACAATTTTTGCCAATGGTGTCTTGGCTTCCTTTATCTGACTTTCCTCTATGTCGTAATTAATTGGGTTGCCTATTGAATCAAAGTAATTCATGCTGTTGCTCCTTCGACTATTAATAATTCAACTCTATTTAATGTTGATTCCCTTGCACCTGACTTGGATAATTCTGCTTTGACATTGTATATCCCTGGTGGTGGCATTTCGTTTTCTGCTACTGCATACTCAAACGTGCCATCTGTTGCAGAAACAATGGTTGCTGTTTTGTTAAAGTAGTCACCCCATCTATGGTTCTTTGTTAGTCTAATTGTAATTGTATATCCAGATAAGTTTGCTTTTCTTGTTAGTTTAATGTCAGAATAAATTGTACCTGTAAGCTTGTTGGTGGAACTAAAATCACCTCTAAACCATTTTGGCTGATCTAATATAAGATAAAGACCGTAAGCCATTTACAAGAACTCACTATTATTTATAGAACTAATATCTTGATTAAATAATAATGGGATCATAATGTAATTCATAATTATTCTTTATATAATAGAATAAATTAATCGGGTATTGGTAAGCCACCCTTGTTTCTGAACCAATCTTGCAATAACCTTGTTGTGTAATGTTTTACAGTTATCGGATCATTATCCTTTGATTTCTTTAACTCTTTTTCTTTTTCCCTAACTGCGTCTAGTAATTTGGTAACTGATTTCATGTATAATAGCATTAATTCTTCTTGTGTCTTTGGTAGATTATTCATTACTTACAACCCACCCATCACGAATGTATTTTTTACCTCTGAACTCAAAGCATTGTGAACAAACATGATGATCCTTAGTCAACCTTTTCCTTTGGAATTTCTTCAATAATGGTAGTAATTACAGATGTTGGTATGTTGTCAAGGTTTTTCATTTCCTCTTTTATCTTGTTAAGTTTGTCCTCTTGCTCTTTGTAAATCAAATAACCCTGCTCTAACTGTCTATAACATTTGTAATATTCTGCATAGGTATTGGCAAACAATGTGGCTAGTTCTGTCTTTGAACACCTGCCTACTGTCTTGCCTGTTGCCTTTGCGATAAATTCTTCTAGTCGTGAATCATTCATTCTATTACTTCCGTATTTAATGAAATGCCACCCTTTGATTTAGGCTTTTCGGATTCGTCTTGTTTTACCAATCTATCTGACATAATATCATAATGTCCATAGTCAAACTCTTTTAGATCCCAACACGCCATGATAAAACAATCACCAATATCAAAATTTAATTCTTCCTTGTTTATACCGCCACGTTTGTCAAACTGTGCTGATCTTAACTGTGCAATTAGCTTGGTATGTGATGGGTGTATTCTTACCTTGCCCATCTTGACCATCTGGGCTGAATTGATTGCCATCTTGCTTCTTAGGCTTTGAACGTTCGCAGATTCGTGATCCCTAATTTGTAATCCAAAGTTGATCGGTAGAGCAGGGATTCCTCTTTCTTCAAGGTCTCTAATAAATCCTGGGTGAGCTGAATCGATTTTGCAGTTAGAGTTGTATCTGTGTGCCATATCTTCCATAACATCAAGCATAGCAGATGGGCTTGGTCTTGGATATTCATTGGCTTCTGTGATGTAGAGTGTTCCATCTCTTATCTCTGCTCCCAATACCCCAAAGTTTGATGAGCCAAATGCAGGATCTCCATATACACCACTTCTACCACCAATAATATTTAGGTCATATTCTTCTATAATTGCGTCAAGATTTTCATATACGTCACCCAATCCCATACCATATTGTAGCTGATATTCCCTGCCAAATGAAGGGCTTAGTTTGGCTACTCTTACATTCTCTGGGTGAAATACCTTGTTTAGCCCTACTGTATAGTCAAGATGTTTCATTACATAGAAGTCCTCTTTGTCCTTATCACTCAATAAATCATACTCATCTTCCATACGCTGAAACAAACCACCTGGCAAGTTAGGTGTAGATACCATAGCGATAAAACTATTAGTTTTCGGAATATACCTTTCTGCAACGGTTCTTGCCTCATCTTGGTAACGTGACGGAAAGAAATCTGCTTCATCAAGTAACACAATCTTTGGGTTTAATCCTCTTGCAGGACTCAAGTGATTAGTAGGAAATGCTTCTATCTTACAGCCATTTAATACTACGAGTGACTCTTTTGTCTTAAACTCTACATCAAACAGATTCTTGATCCTACCGATAACCTTGTTGGTTAGGTCTTGGTTTGCACCTGTGATAATTATTGCAGATACATCTACCTGACTATTCTTCCATTTATCGTCTTTAAGACAGTTCCATGCTATCCATCTAGTAAAAAATTCTGTTACACCTAGACCTGTTGCCTTTTTTACCCATATCTTTCTGTGACATTCTAGGGTTTGTGCCAAATCTTCCTCATAGTCAAAGTATTCTAATTTGTTTGGTAATGCGTTCCAAAACTGTTTGAACGTCATGCCTCTATACTGTGGGAAATCTACTGATACTTCATCTTCTGTGCTACCTGGCAGTAGTGATTTTAGTATCTTGACGTTTTGATGGAATGGTTTTTCATCATAATTCATTTAATCATAACCTTTGGCTGATCAAGTTTCTTCTCTGCTATCTTTCTCAAGTGAGATATACCCATAACTAAATCTACCACATGACTCTTTTGTGTGGTTGCCTTTACTAACCTATCTATGTATGCTAACACTAGATCATGGTCAGTTTGTGTTGGATTGTCACCCATAGCCTTTGATATGTTAGTTTCACATAGTTTAATGATTCTTTCTAGCCTTCTACCGTCATTGTTTAGGTTAGTCCAACTATTGTTTGTTGCCATCTTCGCATTTTTTGTTCCTAACCATGACTAATAAGTAAAAATAAGAAATTTACTTAATTTGTGGCTAAAATCCTTTCTGTTAGTAAATCCCATGATTCTGCATCATAATCTGACCATACACCTGAAACATATTGTTGATTCATGTGTTTGTGTGTTTCTAATAATTCTTCTCTAGTCATTGTTGGTATTCTTTCTTTTAGTCCTACTCTTTGTGGTGATGCAGTATATTTTGCTTCATTGTAGATTTGATGTGCTACTGCAAGAATTGTTTTGATTGGTATTTTTGCTTGAAATGCTGGGTATTCGACTAATTCAATAAATTCATCAATCGTTTTGTGTGGGAATGTAGAAATTAATTCTCTACAGATTGTTTGTGCTTGTTGTTTTTTTGTTGTACTCATACTCTATCTAAGAATACTTCCTATATTTAATCTTATGTTTTTAAGCAAAACACAATACCTACTGCTAATATTGCACCTAGTAATGTTGCTACAATGTCATTTATTTCTACTACACCCCTGCCTGTATATCCATCATACCATTCCTTGCCAAATGCAAAGATGAATCCTAACAATAGAAATGGTGTGAATATTATGCCTGTTATGCTTAACAAGAATCCTGCTACAAAGTGTAATATTTTGTCATTCATCAGGATTAATTCTTGGGAATGTTACTGCAATATTATCTGTATAATCTCTTAGCCACCCTACCTCTATACTTGATTCACCAAAGGCTTCATGTGTTGCTATTGCGTCATAAAGAACCCTTACTATGGCTTTTGTTACAAAATCCCACACCTGATCTTCTGTGTAGAGTTTTTGATCTCTATCTTGTGGCATAATA